ATCTTACGCCATCGAGCTGTGCTGCCACCTTTCCAGTTACTTGACATCAATGCCACCCATGCTTTTGCCAATGAGCAAAGGCTTTGCAGCTTGAGCCTTGATACCTATGGTCTATGTATCTGAGAGTCCAATCAATCATGCGAAAGCCATCAAGGTTTCTGTACTTAGGATTCCGCATTTGGCCTAAACCAAAGTGTGATCCATTGATTGCATTAACACGCCAATTGCTTTCTTTGGTTATTAGCTTGTCAAAGCATTTGAACTCTTGCCAATTAACAATCCTTGAATGTGCATATAACTTTAGATAATCAATCGATGGTTTAACTTCTTTTGTTGCGTTAGCCGGTGTTGTGCCAACAAGACATAGCACCGCCAAAACCATCAAACATCGGCTGCGAGCTATCCGGCTCACCGGCTCGCTACCTCGTGTAGATGGTATAGGTGATGTCAAATACCGAGCGTAATCTTGGGCGATTCCAACAGGTTTCGCACACCTGTGGACAAAGCCTGTGGATAACTTATGCATCCTTACCCCATCCAGTACCTTTGAAAGTGATGCCTGTGATGCTGTAAATGCGCTCCATTGTTAGGCCACATTTGCTGCAATTGGGAGCAGCTACATCACCATCAGCATTGATGTCACGATTGATTCCGTAAGTGGTATTGCAGACCGAGCATTTGAATTCATAGTAAGCCATCAGCTAGTTCCCCAATCCTTGCATCATCAACAATCTTGATCCCAAATGTGCCACATCCCATGCATTGAGCAAACCACTCGTGCTCTGTCAGTTCAGCACCTTTTTTGAGGCCATGGCGTTGCTTTGGCTTGCCATAAAGCTTCTTGCAAATTGAACAATCAAATTGAAGGATGTGCATAATTGCTCCTTTGTAAAGTCTCAATAGGTTGCAGATTGATTTGAGGCACACTCCAATTGTTTTGTGATGCGTTTCGATAGCGTGGTTTCTTTGCTATCGCTACGGGCATCCAGCCGACAATGTGCATCTTTGGTGAGCTGCCTGTAACAAGTACAGCAATGTCACGATCATGCCGATCTGAATCCTGAATCCATAAATTGCTTGCTGGATTGGCTGACCACTTGACCTCAATGTGTTCGCCCACATCGGCTTTTGACTTATCCCATGTGATGCCCGGTGTGTAGTCATAGCCCAATCGCTTGGCCACGACTAACTCAGCCAGCATTGACTCGCCCATTTGTGCAACATAGGCAAACCATGAAATGTCTTTGACAATGCGTGAGCTGTGATCAGCTGATCGATCATGGCAATGTTGAATCGCTGCCAACATACATTGCACCTCCTCGATGCGATCTATCATCGGCAATCACCACAAAACCAAATGATGTTGTCTTGCTTGTCATAGCCTTTTTGGTAGCCAAAATGATCCAATCGCCTCAACTGTGAGCACTTGTCGCATTGCTCGATTTTGTATTCCTCAACGATTTCGCCATTGCACATCAACCTGGCTTTCATCTCTTGTGGATAGATGATCTCAACATAGTCGCTCATACTTGTGGCTCCCATTTTCCGGTTGATCGCAAAACATACCAACGGGGCGTACATTGATTTTCTTTGATTTTCTCTGTGCAAAAGTAGCCGCCCCATGATTTTGGTGCTTCGGGCTTACTTTGATTCCAACGCATCGACCCATGGCGGCACTCTGGTGCAGCTGGTGATTCCTCGGATGATCCAAATGATGGTGTTCCAGCTTGTTCAGCTTCGGCCGCTGTTTGGTAACTCGGCACATCGCCATGTTTGGTTGTCCAATAGTCATAATCGGCTGCCGGTGTTTCACTCTTGACCAAAGCCATGACCTCTTTGGTGGCTTTTTCTGTGTTGCCCATAACCAAGGCCATGACACGCATCAAAGCTGATGTACAAGAATCCTCAACCATCCACCGCTTCATTTTGTCCGGATAAGCTGCAAGATAGCCGTATGCATAATCGATGCCAGCTGGATGAATCTCGGTTTGATTGCGCCATGCTTTGGCTTGCACAAGCACATAGCCTTTTTCTGCATTAAATTCAATGATGTGCGCTTCGAGCCGACCTTGTGGAAATGTTGCAATCCAACGATCTGTGCGCTCTTTGTTACCTTCGTATCCATCCATAAATGCGGCCATTACTTGACCTTCCGATCAGCTGACACAGCATGGCGTGCCACGGCTCGGCCTCTTGTATAGCCTTGTCGCTCGCCTTCCTTAAAACCTACCGAATAAGCCATGACAGCCCAAAAGGCTCCAGCGATCAAACACATGATCACAATTGATGCTTCGTTCATTGTATTGCTCCCGATTCGGGAACTACTGTGCTTCGCTCCCAAAACAGAGAGTGACAGGCTAAGCCGACAAATTCAACAATCACGCTTAATTTATGGCGTGTCGCTACCGCCAAAACGCTTTTCTATTGCTTTCTCATACTCAGATTTGTTTTGCTTATCTTTGAGGCCGTTGGATGCTAAAACGCCACCCAATGACCCGGTGAGGAAAATTGCCAAAGTCTTGAGCAGATCGATGAAAGCTGCATCATTGGGAGCTTGTGCTCCAATTGGTTGTGTCACAAAGATCAATGCGTATGTGATGCCCAATGTGACAATCAAAAACACAAATGACAAAACCGCGCCAATGAGAAACATCAATCGTGCTTTGATTTCCTCTTGACTTAAACGCTCTTTATTCTTTGAGGCCATCACCGATCACATCCTCTGTACAGGTTCCCGTGACTTTGCATTGTGGTTTTTGGCACTCTGGGTTTTCCCAATTCTCGTGCTCTTGGCATGGGTATCGCACCCATCCTTGATAACCACACCCGGCAAGGCTTAGCGAAAGGATCAAAGCTAAACCTGCCGAGAGTAGTTTTGGGATCATTTCCCCGTTGATCCGAAAGCTTTGTCAGCTGGATTCAACCAGCGCAAAATGACCGGCACAACAGCTGCCACGCCACCCATCGCCATTGCCTTGATGTCTCCACCGGCCATGTACACGGCCAACGCCGCTGCGATGTATGACCGCGCCCATGATGCTGCAATTGCTTTTGCTTGCTCCATTATCTTTCTCCTTTTGGTCGATCCGGTAAATCACCGGAAAATGGCTCATAAATAGGTCGGCCGTAGCCCACCACAAATGAGCGTGCTCCCAAAGCTCTTGATTTCACCATGACTTCTCCACCATTGCGCTGATCGCCACCGCCTGATGTGTTGCCTTCAATAGTCACAATCTGTTTTTCCGATGCCCGGATCACCAAACCAATGTGATTGATTGTGGTTTTGTCATCGATGATGAAATCAAAAAAAACAAAATCACCAATTTTTGGTGTGGTGTGCCATTGCTTAGCTTTTTTAAATGCCTCAGCTCCAGCTCGCGTGCTTACAACATTTGGCACTTTGACCCCGGCTTGATGGGCACACCAATTCAGAAACGAGCCGCACCATGGCAGCTTGTCGGCTTTCATAAATTTGCCGTATTTTGTCTCATTGTTGCCTGTCTCAGCTGTGCCCACCTCAGCGAGCGCAACCTGAATCAAGCGAGGCAATGTGCCTTGTGGAAAGTTACTCATGGCGCAACAGGCAAATCAATCTTTCGAGGATCGTCATTGGTTGCTGGTAAATCGCGCAAAGCTTGGCGATAGGTTGCCCATGCAGCTTGATCAACTGGAGCATCAGCAACCTGTGTCCAATCGGTGGCTTTTAATTCTGTGTCACGCCAATGGCGTAAACGAGCCAGAAAAATTTGATCATCAACATTGGCATCATTATCTGCACCAAAATGTGAAATAAACTTTGTCATTATGCCACCTCATAAAGTAGTGAAAAGGAAACGCCGTAGTTGTCTTGAACTACTGTTCCATAGTTACCTTGTCGTAATTCCATTGACGATGATCCTGCATTTACTAAACCAAAACAATTCAAACCGACAACGGCAATTTCCTCAGCCGTACACATTTGATCAACAGTTGATGCAGCTGCAAATGGCAATGTGACAATGAGTGCACCACCGCCTGTGCCTTTGTTAAGCACATTAACTCTGCCGTTCACATGAACCATTTTTCCAATTTTCAAATAGCGAAAACCTTGCACCGATGAACTTGTAATTGTTCCCGTTCCAGATGTAACTGTTGGCGTGTAAGTGGTGTATGTTCCAGCGTATTTCAAGCCTGTTGAGGCTGTGCTATCTGCCATAAGAATTGTGTCGTTTGCGCCTACTGCTAAGCGGGCTGGTGTGTCGTTTGCACTAGCTGCAATAATATCGCCTTTAGCATCGACAATGGCATTTTGGATTGCATTTGAGTCATCCTGTGCGACCCACACAAAATCCATGTCTGTGTTTGAATTCTTGGCCAATACCTGACCTGATGTGCCACCTTTAAGATCGGCCAACGATGTATCGACCGCCTGACCAAATACCTCAAAATCAGCTGGCAAATCCGTGACCAAATCGGTCGGTGTCGGCATTTGCCAATTAAAATTTGATGTCGGGTTTGCCATTTTTTCTCCTTACGCTACGACTAAGGCATCAGCCCATGTGAGGCTGTTGCTGATTGTGTTCCATTGCTCTGTTATCAAGACATCCTGCCATTGCATGGCTTGCAATGAAAATGCCAATGGGGAAAGAATAGCCGTGACCGATACAGCGTTGTATGAGGCACGCCATGTCCAACCTTCCACAAAACCAAGGTATGTGCCAGATGCCATGTTCAGCGGCAAATCATTGATACGCAATGGCAACCCCATGAAAATGTTAATCAGCGCATCCCGGTCAGAATCATCAATGTCCGGATTGCCAAGCTCAAATGTAATTTGTCTAAAATTGGCTTGAGGATAAGCTCTGAGTGTTAAATAAAAAGCGGCTTGATCCTCGGCATCGATTTGATGTCTCAAAGTCGTGCTGATGATTTGAGCTAAACGCCCATAAAGTGCAATGCTTGTTGCATCGCTATCGCTAACATCATTTTGAGAATTTTGGCCATATTTCAAATTGATTTCGTTGCGGATGTCACCGGCACGGGTTTGGATTGAGAGCGAATTGAAAAGTGCTTGATTAGCTGAAAGATCGGTGTATCCATTGGTGGCCAAATAAATGGATCGATGATCTGCAGATGCATAGGAAATTTGGCCTGTGGGCGATTCGTAAATGTAGCCCAATCCCGATGTTGCCAAAGCTGCAACTAATGAATAAACATCAATCGTTGATGATGATCGCTGTGAAAGCTCGTAACTTCCTGGGGTATCAATTTCACCCAATCCGGTATTTTGTGCATTTTGCCATTGCTCGGCTGGATCATAAGTCGCCCATTGCAAAGCTGCTGGCACTTCGTTCCATGAGTTGATCAATAGATCAGTCAAAATTGTCAAAATTTGATCGCCATCAAAATCATGTGAAAGCACCCCATCGGTCAATGCTTTTGGTAATCTGGCCAAAGCTCCTAAACCTAAAATGGAAATGGATTGGTTGATACCAATCGCACGCGATGCTGTGATGCCAATGTCAAATTCTACGACTGTGCCACCAAAAATTGGCACAAAAGTATTTGTCGAATCTTTAAGCTCAACACTTACAGAATCATTGATTTCAATGTCGATGTTAGATTCATCCAAATTGATCAATTGAAGATTTACATAACCGGCATTGGCTTGCTCATAAATGTTTGTCCGGCCTGATGTAATAGTCAGATTGGCCAGCGCAACATTTGTGTATTCAACGCCTCCAACTTTGACACGCCAAACGGGATTGAAAATGCTCATCAGATTGCCACAAGGCTTCCCGGCCCATTTGTGCCGCGATAGTAGGAATTGTTAAGCGCATCGACCACAGCCCGGTTGAAACCTTCCTCATCAATAATTGATGCTGAATTGACATTGATCACGATTCTTTCAGCTGTGGAAAGCCCACCTGTGGCCGCTGCTCTAGCTGCCGCCGCTTCCTCGCGAGCGCGCCTCAATCTTTCGGTTTCTGCCTTCAATTCCTCGCGCCTTAAAATTGCCGCCTGCATTGCCGGTGAATAAGCCTCAAGTGGTGCGCCTGTAAATGTCGGTGAATTTGGATTTGGAGCAAAAATTGTTGTTGGCGTGCCAGTCTGGAAACCACCACCGGTGATTTGACCACCTGATCCATCCTCGCCACCAAACACCAAGCCTTGAGATACAGCATTGCCTTCAAAGCTGGCACCTGTAATGCCACCAAAAAAGCGTGTAACCGGATTATCTTTGATGAAATTCACAAACTCTTTCAATTTATTGATTGTGTTAGTAATTAAAGTGACCAACTTTCCAAAGCCTGTCACGAGGATACCGATAACTGTGCCGATGCCTTCTAAAGCCGTTTTGAAAGTACCGCCCAAAAGTGGTGCCAAATACTTTTTGATAAAGTCCCAGACCTTGGCGAGTGCATCGTAAAAAGGTTGCAATTCCTCTGAATTGTCGCTAATCGCTTTTTTGATCTTATTGAAAGCAGATTGCAAGCCTTCAAGGATTGGCCTTACCACCGATCCGATTGCTGGAATTACCTCGTTGTATAAGAATTTCCACCATGTTGTTAGAATTGGCAGCAAATCATTTTTGATGACTTTAAAAATCTCGCCAAATGCTGGCCCCAATGTCTTGCCCAAATTGCTGGCAAAATCCTGAATTGCTGGGATGCCTTTGTCCACAAAATTGCTGATCAATGGTGTGAGTGCATCAAGCACATACGATCCGACAGTTTCTTTGGCTTCATCAAATGCGACAGTTAGCCGCGCCATTTTGCCTTGAAATGTCTCAGCTTGCTTTGATGCCTGACCTTCAAAGGTTTTTGAAAGTGCAACTGCGGCAGCATCAAAATTCTTTGATTTGATAATTGAATCATCGATGCCAACACCCAAACGCTTGAGTGCTCCTAGGTTGCCATCGTATGCCTTGCCCAATGCCTCAGAAACGGCCGAAAGGTCTTTGCCTGTACCGGCTGCAATGTCTAACGCCAAAGATTGCAATTCCTGTGCTTTGGTCGCATCTTTCGTTGATCTAATCAGTCGATCAAGCGATGGCCTCAATTGATCATCGGTGATGCCGTTGGCCAATGCTGTTTGTGTTATGTAATCCTCAACAGCTTTGATCTGGTTATTTGTGGCACCTGTGACATTTTTGAGTGTGGTTGCCAATTTGGCTTGAGCTGCTTCATCCTCGATGGCAGATTTGACACCATCGACAAGCAATGTGGCTGCATAGGCTCCGGCGGCTGCACCAGCTACGGCAAAAGCGGCACCGGCTTTTTTGGCAAATCCACCGAGCTTTGAGCCGAAACCTTCGACCTCTTTTGAGCCTGAACCAAGATTTTTTTTGAGGTTGTCAATGTCAGCCAAAATGGAAAGTTTGAGTGTCCTACTTTGACCAGCCATCACCACTCCTTCAAAATCTTAGTAAATGCAGCTTCCCATTGAGCAATGATGTGAGGTTGTTCAGCTCTCAAGGTCGGATAAATAAAGTATCCTCTCGAGCCGCGACCTTCACGACCTGACCACACCGGGAATTGCTTGAATTTATTTGATCCAAATTCGTAACCGCCCCAAAGC